AACGTGAGTTCCAGCGAAGGCTGAGGGAGGGAGAGCTTCCAACGTTTATACCTCCGGGTGCTTTATAAAAAACCCCACCCCCCCGTATGAGCAGGAGGATGGGGTCACCACCAATCGAGGCCCACAACGGGAACACACACCCGGCCTCGGAAATATTATACAGTATACGTACTCAGTAGTTCTTTGAGTCTACGCTTTTCGTCCTGTAGTTCCTTTCGTTGCTCGGTCATACGCTCGATGCGGTACGATAGGATACGGGACTCGTTGCGGATCATTTCGATCTGAGTCTGTATGCGTTCTAGGTTTTCATTCATAAATGCAAGCTAGGTATTTGTGTTTAATTTGTCAAGTTAGAGGTTGGTGGAGGTGGCTGGAGTCGAACCAGCGTCCTTAACCGAGGTTAAGTCGAAATCCCTGCACCCCCTTGTTTGTATTCCGGTAAGCCGAACTGCTTTCTCCACTTGGTGTACGACGAATGCGCTACATCGCAGCACTCACAAGCCAGTCGATAGGTGTACCCATCATTACGCAGCCCGTCCACCTTCTCAATAAGTTGTAACTTCTGTTCATCAGTCAGCCGGGGGCTGGGCCTTCTTTGGCCCGTTGGGATTGTCCACTCAGCCGTGCCGTACTCCTCCTCCATGTACTCGATGTCCTCGATTTCTTTTTTGATTCTCTCGTGCGCCCAGTCCAGAAATTTACCCTGCTGGCTCCTGTCGTTGAAGAATAATTCGTCATTGATATGCATTACATAAACCTTCCTGTTTGGTGATAGAATTTTAAATAGTCCCCAACGTCACGTTCACCCTCACGATTCTTTGCTATTTTGTAAGAGAGTCCGGTGTAAGGGCCTCGGTAATCTTTGTCCTTGCTGGATTCAACATCTCCCTTGTGAGGCCACATAAGCATCACGATGTCGGCATCGTTCTCAATATCTCCGGAGTCCTTGAGGTCGTACAGGCTTAGGCCTGTCTCCCTCTTGGCTCCTTCACGATTTACCTGAGCGAGCAGTACGATTGAGACGTTGAGGTCCAGTGCTATCTCTTTGATCCTGTGGCTGATGCCAGCGATCCCCTCTGCCTTGCTTAACTTTGAGTTAAAACCGATCAGTTGGAGGTAGTCAATGACGATGAGCTTAACGCCCTTCTTCCTGACTAGGTATCTGGCCTGACTGGCGAGGTCATCAGCACCCTTGGCTGAATGAACAGTACTGATAGGTAGCCCCGCTAATCGGTCAGTCGCTTCACTGAAGGCTGTGATGTCCTGCGGTGTAGCGTAACCCTGCTCAATGGAACGGATGTTCACTCCTGATATGGACTGAACCATACGCTTCATCAGTTGTTTCTGTGGCATCTCGAAGGAGAAGTAAGCAACGGGTGTCCCTTGGTCGATCATAGTTCTCGCTGTAATGTACAGTGCGAGTGCTGACTTCCCGCAGGAGGTGGGTGCTGCAAGTGTAAGCACTTCCCCGGCGGCGATTCCCCCGTTTCCTAGCAACCCGTCCAGCCTGCCGACATTTGTTTTGACTACATCGGCTACGTACTCACCGGACTGCATTAGTTCGATGTCCGATACGATGGAGTCCAAGGACTCCTTGACGCTGTACCGAACTGAGTCACGTGAATTAATCTCGAGGACATTGGTCTCGAGTTCGGACCGAATGTCATTGAACTCATGGCCCTCGTTGGTCGCCTTCTCCTGAGCGATCCGGCACTCCCGGATAAGTTTTCTCAGGTTCGACTTCTCGGCTACCAGCCTAGCGTAATGCAGGGCCTGTGACTCCGTTGTAGCGGAGTCCATGAGGGATACGATACCTGTTACTCCCCCGATCTCATCCAGCGTATTTGACCCCTTCAGGGCCTCGCAAAGGTGGATCTCGTCGAGGGGCAACCCAGTGTTGGCCAGCTTGTGGAGAGCTTCCCAGAGGAACCTCCCACGTGCTGAATAAAAATCGCCAGCGTTGACGATGGTTGATGCGGTGTCGAAGACTGACGAATCGGATGCATCCAGACAGGATGCGATCAGGCTAGTCTCGGCTTCTAAGTTATGCGGTGGTGCGTTCTCTTCGTTCATCCTGAAGTATCTCCATGATTGAACGTAAGCACTGACCAAGAGCTTTGTATTTCACCTGCACTTCTGGAGTGAACTTGTACGAATCAATTGAATCGTAAAGGTTAAGGGTGATTTCGGTGGCTTCTGATATGTGTTCGTTCATGTGTTTTAAATAAATAGGATAGAGATACTTGACCCCCCGCCGAGTTACGAGAGGCCAAGCATCCTACCATAAGACGTTTCAACTAACCCTGTCTTTCCAGCATCCCTATGGCTATCAATGAGTAACCAATGAGATCCCGAAAAATGTCCTTGGCTTTATCCCCCTCGGAGTTCACCGAGAGGGAGCCATCGGAACAGAAAGCCTTAGCTCTCTGGAATTTATCCTGCATACGAATGCAGATGCCTATGAGTGGGTCAACCCCGAACTCTGCACTGGAATCGAAGTTAGCGAACGGATTGTCGTTAGTCTCCCCACCAGTATAGTCCGAGTTCTTTTTCGCAGTAAGGTTCATTATGTAATCAACCTCCTGCTCACGGAACTCAGCCCACCAGACCTTATCGAACTCATTCATTTTAGAACGGTACGGTATCCGAGGTGGTCATGGCCGGTGCTACGGAAGCAGCGGAAGGCCCGTAGGTTTGAACCTCGTAGGTGTCCCGTGCCTCCGCTTGCTTGCCCTCATCGGCGTAGTCCAGTGCCAAGGATAGCAGGGGACTGCCACTCTTAGCTGTCTTCTTCCACCCCTTCAGGTAGTAGAGGCCCGGCTTATCGACATAGACTTTGCCGTTGTAGTCCGGGTGCGTTTCTTTTTCCTTGCGATCATTGACTCCAAGGAGTCCTGTATTGGCTTTGTATTTCATATGTATTATTGGTTATCGGTTGAGATTTGCTCGACGGGTTCTTCGTTCTTAACGATTTCATATTCGCTGGATGGGTGACGAATATCTACGTTCATGTAATTGAGGATCGCCCGTATCTTACTGCGTGTCATGTCATCCCACTTGTTCAGGTTATCGAAACCGTCTTTAAGTGCATAGATGACTTCCTTCGTGGACTCATCCCTCTCTTCCATGGTCTCCGTCAGGAGCTTTACGTGTTCAAGAACGTTCTTCTTGAATGCTTTAACTTCGGATCTAAGATCGTCGATCTGTGACTGAAGCACGATTATATCTTTGCATGATGTAAACATAATTAGAATCCTGCGTGTTCAGGTGATTGTGATGGGGACTTCCCGTGCGTATTGACAGCGTCCGGATCTTTCGTATCGTCAATAGCGAAGAGACCATTGAGTGCGTACTTGCGAGCATAGGAACTAGCGGAGCCAGTAATCTGAGCATCGTCCATACCCTTCTTCATCTCTGCCTCACGGGCGTATCCGGCGCAGAAGAGAAAATCTCCCTCCGTGCCAGTGTCGTACACTGCGGCATCAGCCCGGACGTATACTCGACCACCAACCTCTACGATTGTGTCCGAGATTGTCAGAGCGCAGCCCCACTCTTGGAGCAAGGGTTTCAGTGCGGTGAGGATGTCCTCACAGGAGCGGTACTTGTACCCTCCGAACTTGTTGGTCTGCCCCTTCGGGGCTTTCAAAGAGGACTGTATCCCCTGTAATTTTTGTCGTATGTTATGACTCATGTTTTTGTTTGGTTAGCTTCCGGAAGCAGGACTCCCGTTGCTTGGAATTGGTAAGTGAATCAAGGGTTCGTTGGTCAGCCCCTAAGTCACGTAATACTTGGTATTGTTCTTCGGCTGTCAAGTTGTAGGCAAACCGCTTGGTAAGTTGTGTAAGACCCACGGGGTGAAGGACATCTGTACTTTCCTGATCCAGATAGTCGGCGATGTTTCTAAGAATGCTGGAGAAATTTTCGGGGGATTGGCCGCACCTCCGGTACAGGAAGTTTTCAATCTTTCCGAGGAGACTGTTGCCCATCCGTGAAATGACACCACGAACCATTCCGGTTCTGTGGTCGTGGTCAACTACCCAGTCCGACTTCCGATCATTCAGTATCGGGCATCGACCCGGCTTGTTGGCTTCACGCCACTTGGCTAATTTACTTGAGGGTATATATGGCATCGTAAGTTCTGTGGCAATTGGCACAAAGCATTTCACACTTGTTAAGTTCATTCACTACTTTTTGCCACTTCATTCCTTTCATCTGTGAGGGCGAACTAAGTTTTGTACTTGGGTAAACATGGTGGCAATCAAACTGGTATGACTCCCCCTCGAACCCACAGGCTTGGCACTTCCATTCTCCAAAGTATTCTAGAACAGTATTACGATTTATGATGAGGCTTGCCCTACCGTAACACTTTTTGCATAATCCCTTAGCGTAATAAGTCCCAGCACAAAGATTACAGGTTCGTTTGTTCTGTGGTGGGTACGGTGTGTTGTTCATAGTTTGTTAATTGATATAAGTTCGGCGACTCCACCTCGTTTTAATCTAAAGAAACCTTTCTTGTCCGGCCTGCTGCCGATGTACTTCATTGCCTCCTTCTCGTCCCGAGCGTGCTTGACCGCACGCCCGATGTAACCCTCCGGCATATCAGTTCTCCTGTACTGAATCCTGTACTGGTGCATTACTGACTAGCTTGGTTACATTCATCGGTACTTGAAAGAAGTACTCGCCGGATCTGATGTACTTGTTAGAGACCAGCACGGGCTTGAGTCCCTGAATGTCCCGTGCCGAGAAGTAAACGGCATCGGATAGATCCTTATTCCATACAAAGAAAATTGTATTCGGGGTGAAGAACTTCCTCTTCCTCTCGGGTAGCTGCACTGTATCAAAGGGGAAAGCACCGCCATCCCAGACTACTTTGACCTCGCACTCAATGAGTAACTCGGCGTTACCCTTGGTGGCTATGAGATCCTGTGCGTAGATGTCCGGGTTCTCTCGGACTTCCCAACCTCGATCCCGAATGAAGGCAGATGTAGCCGCTCTGGCGGCGGCATCGTGCTTTTCAAAAAGGGACTGGTCGAATTGTTTCTTCATCGGTACAGTACAGTGAAGCCCTGTCCACCCATTATACAAAGTACATTGTAGTCAAGCCATTCAATCGCTTCCTGCATGCTCATGCCCTGCTCCATAGGTATGCGTACCATCTTGTCGTAATCGTACACAAGGAATCCGTTGTCATCCAATCCCAGAATGGCGGAATCGTAGCCGTCGAAACGGATTGCACCGACCTCGGCTTGGTCTATGTAGTCATGGTACTTGAGTCTCATTACATCCTCAGCATCCAGTAAAGTTCGGCGCACTTCTTGGCAACCTTGATGCCCTTGAGCAGGTCATCCTTCGGCCAGTCGTGGTGCATATGTTCGGCGGTGTCGCAGTCAACGATCACTGATCGGCAGGCTGGCAGGTAGTCGAGCTTATGCTCCATCTGTAGCATCCAAGCCTCGATAGCTAACTGCTGGCAGTCCTTGTCGTAGACCTTAGCCTTGCCCTTGGTGTTCGCCCTGCACTTATAGTCAGCTAGGAATAGTTTGCCGTCCGCATCGTGACCAATGAAGTCCACGCTCCCAGCTATCTTGATCCTGTTATTAGCGACGACCCTTTCGCAGGATATAGGCTTGACACCAGTGGCTTCTACCCATTGGACGAATGGTTCAGCCCACTTGTTCCAAGCGGTGTCCTCGGGGTGCTGCCCCTGCTGGAACCAGAAATAGTTTATGTGATCTTCGATCACCTTATGCACGGTAGTGCCGAACTCGGAGGACTCGATCGTCTCTCCTGTTATCGGATGCTCCCGTGTGCCGTAGGTCAGCCGTTCGATGTCCTTCCAGTGAAGGTTCGGCTTCTCCCTAGCTAGTTGAGCCATCATGCGTGGCTTGTATATGCTGTCCAAGAAAGCATCCTTTACGATGCCGAGGACTGTCGTCACGGACGGGTACACCTTGCGGTGCTTCCGTGCCTGTGCCGGAGTTTCAATATCGGGATTAAATGTTGGGTCACTGATGACCTCGCAGTTGTAGAAGTGAGCCATAAAAAAAGGTGGAGCCCGCATACAAGCGAGCCCCACCCTTGGTGTCAAATTAGAGTTACAGTTCTACATCGTTAATGATCTCGGTGAACAACTCTCTGAACGCTCCGAGCATGTCGGCAGTGTCCCCAGTATCGAACAGTCGCTCGCCGATGTCTTCCATATCGTCACGGTTGAATGCGTGAACACAGGACTCCTCTCTCCACTTGAACTCCGTGACAGTCCAACCGATCTTCGGCTGGTTCTTGACTAGGAAGTCAAGGATCTCGGTGTCACTGGCGAGAGGCATCTCTACCTGACTTGGGATGATGTACCTGTCACCATCCGAAAGTTCGCCGAAGTAAGCGTCCGTGAAAACAAGCCGCCCGTTTTGGATGACTTGGCGTTGTACTAGCTCCCCATCGGAAAGCTGCTGCCCTTGCGGGTATGTGTGTATGTCTAGTTGCATAGGTGTATTATGGTTGCTATGATGGTTATGATCCCGATCCCCAGAATGGAGATCAGTAAAGTTATAGCGGAGAAAAAGGCCGAGCTTCGGCCTTTGTATACTAATGGTATGTCGTCGTTTGGTTGCATTGATGTATGTGGTTAAGAAAATCGTAGCTGCCTTCGGGCAGGTTGACTACGTGTTCATCCGTAGCACGATGGTTTAAGAACTGTAGGAATGCAAGGATTTCTTTTGCCTCCGGCATTTCTTTCCAGCAAGTGACCTTGGGTTCGATGTTTTCTGGTTTCTGTTTTGATATGTGCTTCTGATTTGACATGGTGTTGATGGTTTCGTTACTTAAGGAACCCCGTCTCACTTAAAGAACCGACCGCCCCCGCAAGGGCGGGTCGGATTCAGTAAGGGGATAGAAGTTCCATAAGGAATTATGAGGAATCACGATGCGTTGATGACTCCGGTTAGTTCTTCGGATGGACTGATCCTGTCTTTGACCTCTTCGAGTGTCTCCCTGCGTTCACGGAGACAGCACTGTTCGATCAAGTATGACAGGTCAATCATCTCGTCTAGGATGAACTTAGGACCGAGGTGTTGGTAGCGGTCGGCGATATTCCAGACGATGCAATTAAGCTGACTCTCGGGATCGAGGGCATCCCAGCAATGAGGGATGTACTCCTCGAGGAAGTGTTCGCTTGCTTTGCGTAGGTAGTATGTGTGGTTGTGCATAATAGTTAGAAGTCGAGGTTGATGTTCTCGACGTATTCCCGTGCGGACTCGAGGTCGTCGATGATTGAGTCGACCTCGTCGTATCTGTCACGGACTGCGATGACATCGCCCTTGAAGTAAGGGCTGTCGATTGTCTCGTGTAAAATCGAACGCACCTCGGTGAGTGCGTCGATTGCTTTGAGGATGGAGTCTGCGGATTGTTGTACTGATTTATTCATGGTGTGTCATGCCATTGACTGGCGTATAGATTCTGTGGGTTAATTCGTAGGGGTCATTGTCGCCCCCGTTGTCGATGTCAGCCTGTGACATGGAGTTGTACTTGGTGGTCACTTCACGATATGTAAAATGACCCTCGCTCTCGACGGCGAAGTCAACGAAAGTGTCGACTCCGTAGCTCTCTAGGACTCGGAGTGTCTCATCGACTCCTGCCTTTGACATTTGGTTGCGGACGATCTCGTCTGTAACGAGGTTGCGAATGCTGAATAACTCTATTGTTTTCATGATTCCTCCTTGGTGAATATGTGTTTGGCGTAGCTAAGTAAGACATCCTTTGGCAGGTCTGTCATGCGGAAGAATTCTTCGTCCTCCTCTAGGTGGAATCCGTTGTTGAACAAAGCCACTACGGATTCGTATGAATAGATGGTGTCGAAGCCTTCAACAGGTCGTTGCTTGGCGGTATTGAATAAGACGTAATCCGTCTCGTATATTTCTACTGGTATGTTTATTTGCATTGTGTGTTTTGGTTGGTTGTGTGTTAGTGACCGGACGTTGTGTCCGGACACCCAGAAAGCCCCAGCCTTGGAGGGCTGGAGCTGGGTCTGTTACTTGGCTTCTTCGATTGATTCCTTTCCAGCCTTGAGTCCGGCTTGGTAGGCGAGGGACATGACTAGATCGACTGTCGTGCCGATTGCCATTGGTGATATGGCGGTCACCTGCCCCTGTTGGTGGTACTCGATCTTTCCCTCCTTGACCTCGGCCTCGTTGATATTGACTGCATGCATCGTTGCCGCTGATGCGATACCTTTGATGATGTTGTCGGGATCGCCGGACTTGAACAGTACGAGGTGAGCCTCGACCAGTTTTTTTGCATCGTTTGCTGAGAGTGTAGGTTTTGTGATTAGCATTGTATTACTTTCTATTATTGGTTGTGTGTTATATCCGGACGTTATGTCCGGACACCCAGAAAGCCCGCACCGGATATACCGGATACGGGCTGTTGGTTTCGACTTATGCTTCAAGGAGCAGATCCAGAAGCTCGCACTCAAGTTCTTCATAGGCGAGTGCAACTTCTTCGATCTGATGCAGAGGTGGTAGGTTTCCGGCATCGACCGCCTCCTGCTGGATGCGAATGATGCTGTCCTCTGCCCCTTTGTGAGGTTCGATTCGCCCTGCCTTGACTAGGTCAATTAGACTAAGCCCAGTCCATGTTACATGGTTTGCAAGGTCGTGTGCTGTAGGTAGTGTAAGGTGCATAGTATTGATTGGTTGTGTGTTAGTGGCCGGACGTTGTGTCCGTCTACCCAGAAAGCCCGCACCAGATGGACTGGATACGGGCTGTTGGTTTATGAGTTAAGGCTCTCGTAGGCAGCCTCTCTTCTCCGCTGTCTGGCATCCCAGTCAGCTTGGTCTTTGACGACCAGATGGAACGTACCCTCGCCTTTGACGTTGGTCACCTTTGTCTGGTATGGGTGGCCCACGATTGTGGCTGTTACCCAGATGCCGTCGTATTCGATTGTCTCGATCTGGCCGCAATAGTTTCCCCAGAGGAGCGTGTCCCCACGGTTGAGGTAGTCCTCTGATACGTTGATGTAGTTGAAGCCGTTGTGTGAATTTACAGTTTGCATAGTATTGATTGGTTGTGTGTTATTGGTGGTCTGCATTTGCACGGGCTGCCAACCGTCCCAGACTGGGGCTGCATTACCAATCGTGTTTTCCGTGCCACTTCATCGAGGTCGGCCTGCTGGCCGTCCCGCCCCTCCACTTCCAGAGAGGCCATCCGAGGTATCACCGTATCGGAGTCCGGTCGCCCGCATGTGATCCCAAGTGTCTTGGTGGCTTCTGAAGGATCAGAGATGCGAGGTGCGAATTCCGAGGTCGGAGTCGGTGGCGGTAAAACTGTCAAGGATCGTACCATCAATTTGATGATGCCGCAGAGAATATCAAAAACCGTGGAATCCGTAAATCCCTAAAAATGAAACCAGTAATCACTAAAAATGAAACCACGTGATCCGTATAACTAGGGTGAATCCGACATACAGTCGGGATGCAACATCGTGCAATTCTTACGTAAGTCGTTGATAATCAGTAACGGTTGCATAAAATTGCATACCCCTAGATTGGACGAGGATGCCCTGTACGGGCTTTGAATTTCAAATGGCACTCTACCCCTCGTGGCCGGAGAAAAGCCCCTCACGGCGAAATCCGCATTTTTTCACCCAGCCCGAATCCATCCCCCATATATTCATATCATCATATCCGGATACGTTGATACGTTATGTGCTGTGGATTACATATCACTACATCATGATACGTTGATACGTTGGGACCGGATACATCGGTTCTAGAAAGAATAAAAATCCTACTCAACCTACGGTCTCTAGGATTCCTACGGGTTCTAGGAAGCTTAATGGTTCTAGGATCCCTACGGGTTTTAGGATCCCTAGGATGCCTGCGGGTTCTAGGAACCCTAGCGGTTCTAGGATGCCTAGCGGTTCTAGCGGCTCTAGAAAGTCTAGTGGGGGGGAGGGGGTCAACGCTGCACGCCGCCGCCTGTTGTGTGTTGGAACAAGTACCCCTCAAAAAAATCATTCCCTCAAGGAGCTATAGGAACAAGGCGTAGCCTTTGTTCTCCCCTATAACCTTCTTCCTTATGGAACTTACCCTTTGATTCTTTCAAACCCGCCTACAGCGGTTTGAATTAATAATGATTCAAGATTACCTTATGATCGGTGTTCCTTAAGTAAGGCAGCATTATATCACAAGTCAAGCCCGGAACGCACCTATTTACAATAATGTTACAGAAATGTAACATTCCTAATTTGACAGGGTAACCCTTGCTGTATGATATGCGTGAATGGAAAAAGAAGAACTCATTAGCGAGATAGCGGACTCCATACGGTCCGTGGCTGAGAAGAAGGAGGCCCTTCAACTCAAGAGCCTATCCCGCCATAATCCGCAGAAGGTGGCGGAGATGCTGTACCTGTACTCCGTGGGCAACAGCCAGACGAGGCTGGTGAAGAAGTACGGCTTCGACAGGGAGACCGTGATCTCGGTCCTGACTGACTACGCAGACCACCTCGGCCAGTTCCGGGAGCTATCCGGCAGGATAGCAGCAAAGAACTACCTGAACCTATCGAGCCTAGAGGAGGACCTTATTGCTAAGGTCCGGGAACGAATGGAGACTGACCCCGAGATGGAGGTAGGGTTCAAGGACCTCAAGGAGATTTCAATAGCGAAGGCGAACTCAGCCCGTGAGGCTTTGACTGCTAGGGGCGAGGCCACGCAGATTACCGAGGACCGCAAGGTATATACTCAGGATGAATACGAGGCCACCGTCAAGGCGGCTAAGGAACGAATCCAGAAAGCTAAACAAGCACAAGTAGAGGAAATAATAGATGTCAATTAATGATGAACAGAATGAACAGGTATTCCAGCGAGTACGGGCAATCCTAGCGGAACACTTCCCGAACTTTCTTTTTGCAGCAATGGATGACGAGGGGGAGCTGTACTACGATTTTACCAACCTGCCCATCGGCAGGATGCTACAGCGTGAAGTAAAGGAGAACATGGAGTACACGGAAACCGAGGATGACTGGGTCATTGACTGGGAGACTGACGAAGATAGCGAAGGTGAAAATGCATATTGAGATAGCAATTATGTCTTGGTTCGTGTGCCTCTGCTTCTGGGCGTACCTGATGACTAAAATAAAGTAAGTGGAACTAGTATTTACAGAGCATCCGATCCTCAAGCCACCGAGCGATGAGGAGATCGTTCAGTTAGGTGAGATTGACCCAAAGCTACTTGCGGACCTTCACAGGGCGCACGAGGGTCGAATCAAGGCCGCTGAAGAGGACCCACTGCGTCACGGCTTCGACCTCAGTGGTTGGTCAAGGATACGTCAAGCGATTAGTCAATACGATGAAGTAATTACCTTCGGCGGTAACCGCTCCGGTAAAACTACCGGATGCGCTAAGCTGACAATGGAGGCCGTTACACAGAACGAGGACGGGCATCTGGTATGCTTCTCACAGAATCAGGATACATCGATCAAGGTACAGCAAGCAGCCATTTGGGAGATGATGCCTAAGGAGTTCAAGAGAAAAACGAAAAGTATAGAGGGATACATCAACTTCTCTATGCAAAATGGTTTTACAGCTAATTCATTTATTTTTCCGGATACAAGAACTCGTGTGGATTTCAAAACATATACCCAGTTCTCAAATAATCAGACTATCCTTGAGGGTTTCGAGTTCGGGTTCAAGGAACCGAAAAGCCTGAACATTGGTGCTTGGCTGGATGAGTACCTCGGTGACGCTGCGCTTGTAAACACTTTGCGCTTCCGTCTAGCGACTAGGGACAGCAAGATGCTGCTCGGGTTCACCCCGATTGACGGGTACACGCCGTTCGTGGCCGAATACCTGAAGGGGGCTGAGACATTGAAAACAAGGAGGGCCGAACTTCTCGGCAGGGATGTCCCGGTCCAGCAGTACAGCCCGGAGAGAGATGCCGGGATTGTTTACTTGCACTCCGACGAGAACCCCTTCGGGGGATATGACCGTATAGCCAAGGACCTCAAGACGGCATCAGAAGATACTATCATGGTCCGGGCGTATGGGTTACCGACGAAGTCAATGACTTCACTCGTGCCGAACTTCAGCCCCGAGATCAACGTACTGTCCAGTGAGCCGAACAAGTACGGGCAAGTATTCCCGGACAAGGAGTCCCTTACATGGTATCAGGTAGTTGACCCAGCCTTCGCCCGGAACTATGTAAGCATCTGGGCTGGTGTCTCAGAGGACGAAGAGATATTCATTCGCAGAGAATGGCCGGACAGGGAAACCTACGGGGAGTGGGCATTATTCGGGGACCCGAAGTGGCGGTACGGCCCAGCGGCCAAGAAAATTGGTTACGATCT